AAAAACCTCTATTAATGCTCCATTAAAATTTTCAATTGCAGAATTTATTAATTTAAAATTATATTTTTTAGTATTACTTACATTAATAATCCAGCTTTCATTAGCAGTAGTAACAACAGGAGTTCCACTAATAACTTGTAAATTTATATTATTATAAACTACCGATAAAGTAATAGTTGTTTCAAGAAGAGTGCTACTAACAGCTTCAAAAATTTTAGTGCCATTAAAAATATCATTATTATCTCCATCATTAACAACAATAAGTCCAGTAATATTTATTTTGCAATAAGTATCAAGTGCAATAAGATGATTGCCCTCTATTTGTAAAGTTAAAATTTTACCTTCGGTTTTATACTTTACTACCGCTCCATTAATAATTCTATTGTTTGTAAGTGTAGTTGAAAACATATTTAATAATTTACAATAATGTTATTAACATCATCAATAGTTATTGCATTGTTTAAAGTTGTTAAAAAAGAACTTTCTTTTTGATATACACTAGAACTATTATTAAAAAAAGCATTTGCTAAACTAGTTGATTTTTCTTTATCTAAAATAACCCAAGTTATATCATCAGCAAGTCTCCATTCAATAGGAAATATGCTTAAATTAAATCTAGTGCAAAATAAAGTTCTTGCATTTTCAGTGCCTTTATATTCTTGATTATTAAAAATAATATTGCTATTTAAAGCTTCATCTCTTTTTGTTTTTATTTCGGCAAATTTTGATTGTTTTGCTTTTTTAAAAAAATATTCTTTTTGCTCTTTTTCATTTGCTAGAGTGGCTTCGTAGTTAGCAAATATAATATCGCTTTCAAAAAATACTTTTTCATCATTAATAATGTTATAGTATATCATTTTAACTCCTAATTTTGATTGATTTAATTCTGCAAGCTTGATTCGAAACTCCGCCTGTTGTTGAAAAGTTTTTCCAATAAATTTTTCCATCCGATGTATAAACTAAACCACTGCCTGCAGTTTGATATCCGTTATTTGTGGCTATTAATACACCATCCAATGTGGTACCACTAAACTGTTCGCTACCATAACAATATAAATCAGATCCACCTGCTCCAGTTGTTGATAAATACATTTGAATATCAAACTCCAAAGGTTCAGTTGTGCTTACAATGGTAGCATTGCCACTTCCTGCGGTGGATGAAAAAACTAATATTGATTCATTGCTACCTAATACAAGTTTTTTATCATTTGCATCCCATTTTGCAGGAGCAATATTATTAGATGCATTTGTGCGAATTAAGGCATAATCTAATAAACCTAAATTTGTATAGCCACTTGGAATTGTTGGTGATAAATAAGAAGTTGAAAAAACAATGTCATAGGCTTGTGTAGAATTATTTTGAATAACATAAGTTCTATAAAATGTGCTTACAGCTCTTGCCCCTGTATCTAATCCATTTTGACCAGTGCCAGCAGTCCAAGATCCACTAGATTGAATTTTTTTATTAATTGCAGGTAAATAAATTTGATTGCCAGATAATGTTATATAAGTTCCAGCTCCAAAATCTATTGTATCGTTTGGTGAAGATGTGCTATTACTAACAGAAACTTTATTGTCAATATAAGAAACACCGTAAATTGTTTTTGTTGCTGGGTTAACACCTTCTAGTTTAATAAAGTTAGTGCCATCATATCTAAAAACAACATCCACAGTTGTTAAAATATCACCAGTCACAACATCGTTTCCATTGGCTTTTTTAAGATTTTTTACACCAGTACCATTGACATTGACTGTTGAAGCTCCGCTATTGGCATTGCCAGCACGAAAGCGAATAATCATTCCGTTAAAATACCCTTCACCAGCACCACTTGATACAGGAGACTTGAAAGGCGAAACTGGGCTTAATACATAAGCATTAGCGGTGCCTGAATCAGTAAAGAATTGACCGCCACTTGAATATCTTGCAGAGCCAATACCAAATTGTTCTAAATTAGAAGTAGATGGAGTTTGACCAGAGCTAATAATAAAATTATCTAAATCAGCAACTTGATTCCACTCAATCGCCGCTATCGTGTTGCCATCTATTTTTGATGTGTTAAAATCAGACATAGTTTTTTAAATTAAAATTATAAAGCATTAGAATACCTAAAAAATAATTGAGTGTTTGCTGGTTTTAGTTTGTTAAATAAACAATCTAAAATTGCTGGTTGTTGAGATGTTAAAGTAAATGGAAATGTTAAAGGAAAACCATTTGGCTTTATAGAAGCAGGCAATGTAATTACAATTGTAAATGGTGCTGATGCTTCGCTAATTAACAAAAACGGCAATGTCAATGGAAATGTTGATGTTGCCACTCCGTTAGATACTTGAATATTATAACCAAGTATAGATGCAACATTTTTAAATTGTTTTTCGGTTGTTGCATTGATACCAGCTAATTTTAACAAAACATTTAACCTTCTTTGCTCTATTGTAGAAGCTACTGGAATACAATCGTCAGGAATGCCTACAAATGCTTCCCACTCTTCAATCAATTGAGTTGTTGTTTGAGGGTTGTATTCGTTAGAAACTTCGTTTATTTTACTTCTAAAATTTAACCACTCACTAGCCAAGCCTAGCAATATTTTTCTTAATGTTGAGCCGTCCCTATTTTTAGCTTCGTGCAGACTATCGTCTCTTAAATATTGTGCTAAAATATCGGCTTGTTGTGTTTGTGTTCTATCTTTTAACATTATGGATAAGTTATTGTTCCTAGGGTTGCTAATTGTGAATCACTCACTACTGTTGTGGTTGATGGTGCCGATAATGTAAAAGTTGGCGAGTTGCCGTCTTCATCAATAACACCATAAATTAAAGCATTTACTTGATTTACTGTAATATCGTCGCCTACATTAATTGCAGGGCTTTTAAAATAATCAGTAAGTGTTGTTGTGATTGCAGTTTTCATAGCCACAGTGTTAGGGCTTAATGTTGCGAATGTTATTGCAATTGGCACGGCAGTTGGTGCAGATACCACAACATAATTATCGGGAGTGTTCGCAGGTTTAATTCCAGTGTCAAAATCAATAATTGCATTTTTAACAGCATTTACTTGTGAGGCTGTTGGAATTATGTTTGTATCATTATCACGAGTAAAATAGATGGTGACATAACCAGCCGATGGTGTTGCAGTTTGAACCCATACCCTAGTAATACCAGCAATTTTTTCTTTGATAAATACAGGCAATCCAGAAGCTGTAAACGGTGCAGTAAAATTAGAGCATCTTTCACTTAATCTACTTCTTAACTCATCGTCTGTTTCAACATCTAAACCAAGTGTCAAGCCATCATAACTTAAATAACAACTATCATTAACATTTACTATTGGACTTATTAAAGATAATTGCGAACCGCCAGCAGAATTGCCATTTACACCATAATCAAGAGCTTTTATATAAACAAAAGCAGTTGTAAAGCTTGCAGTTATTGTGCCAGTGGCAGGGCTTGCAGGTGATCCGCTTATTGTATAAGTAAATTGAGTGTTTGATATAACATTAATTGTTGCAGTGATATTATATTCGGTTTGAGAAGCCCCAGCAATAGTAACAGATACACCAGTTGCTAGATTGTGATTAGAAGTTGTTGTTGCAGTTGCAGTAGTGCCACTTCTAGTCAATGTTGTTATACCTATTGTTTGAGCTGATATTGTAGCACTTGCTTGTGTTTCGTATTGTGTGCCATCGGCTTTTTGTATTGCAGTTGCAGTAGGAATTGTCGTAGAAGCAACCCCAGTAAATACAGCATAACCTTCGGCTTTGACGGGATCTTTACGAGTAATACCAAACCAAGAAGCCCATAATTCTAAATAGTCGTCAGTTGCAGTTTGTGGGAACAGTTGTTTTAAAACTTCTTTTATATTATCATTATTCTCATCAAAACCAGCCGACATTGATTTAACCAAGCCAAGAGCAAAAGAGTTTCTAATATTAGGATCTATTTGCTTTGTTGTATCGAGCTGTCCTGCATTTACGGCAAGAATTAAGGCATTTGCAAGTCTTTCTTGTATTTGTGAGATTGTTGAAAACTCTATTGCCATTTATAAATTTAAAAAAAGATTATAATATTTACTATTTACTTGCAATTTATTTATTAAATCTACTTCAATACTAACTTTTGTATCTTGTTTAGTAGCTTTGACATTTGTTTTACTAATTATACTATCGTCAATCATCCATTTTAAGCCGTCTTTTATTGATGTTTCAATCATTGTTAAATTAGATTGAGTTTGTTTGGCTTGTGTTGTATATAGCCACAGTAAAGAACCTACTTCGTAGCCAGCAACACGATTAAAAGCATTGGTAAAATGTCCCCTTCTTAATGTGGGTTCGCTTACTTTATCGCTTCTTCTTTCGCAAAAAACAGACATATAAAGGGCAGTATCAAGACTATCGGTTTTGGCAATATCGCCGTTTTCAATATCTATATCCCAGTAATCTTTTTTTTGTGTGAGTTTAAAATCTATTGCCATTTTATTTTAAAAAATTTATAATTATAAGATAAAATATTCTATTAAAATAGCACGGCAAAAAACTATGATTATCAAAGGACATATTACAAAAACTGATGGCACTTATGCTACTATTACTTCAATGTATGGTGAGGTTTATGATGATGTATTGTTGCTATACCCTTACGGCTCACAATCGAAGGTTAAACCAGCAGATACAACTCTTGTTTTATTATTCGGTTGCAATGGCAGTAAAACAAATCTATTCGGCATACCTTACGAAGTAGCAACACAATCAATTCTAGAAGAGGGCGATAGCGAAGTAAAAAATAGAGTATCTAAAAACGGCTTCAAAGCAGGCACTAGTAAAAACACTATTGTAGGTGATACTGACTGCGATAAATCTTTCAATGCTTTATCTTACAAGGTAAATAACATTAAAGTAGTAGGTAGCCAACAACCAACAATTAGCAACCCTGCTGGCGGAGTGGTAATAGATGCAGAATCAAGAGTTGCGATTGCAAGCATAATTACAGCTTTAAAAAATCACGGATTAATTGCTTAAATTTCTTGACATTTGTTTTTAATGTTTTAAAATATGTATATCAAAACTATTTTGATAATTAACTAACTAAAAAAATATACAATTATGATTAAAATTATAACTAGGTTATTTAAAAAACCTGAAAATAAATTATTAAATCAGCTTAATGAAATAGATGAGCTTAAACAAACAGTAGAAAGTTCGTATGCAAGAGAAGATATGATGCGAGATGAATACAAAAAAACCAAAACAGCTTTAGAATTCAAAATTGCAATCAATGAACAATACTCAAAACAAAATCAAATATTGCTACAAAAAGTTGCAGACCTAGAAAATCAATTATATAAACAAATTTTATTAAATAATGAATTATTGTCTAAACTATCTAATAAATAATCAAGTCGTCGGCAAAATTATTGCCTTTATTATTTATTTTGCCTACACTAAACGAACCTTGCTCTACAATATCAAGAGTAGTAAATGAACCTTGTAAATTTTGGCTAAACTGCACTCCTTGTATTAAAAAAGTTCCCTGAACTTCCATATCATAATCAATAATATCTACAAGAGTGTTTGGTTGCCATAATGTATTGTTGCTAGAATAGAAGCCAAGAGTAGTGCAAGTATATCTTGAACCCTTGGCTCTTCTAAGTTGTATATTCCACTCGGCAAGGGCTTTTAATGATTTACTTTCACTTGCAGTATGCATTGTCAATATTTTTCTTCTAGTTGCTCTAATTTGTGGATCGGTTGCCCTGCCTTTTTGCGAAATACCTAGTTTAGTGTGAGTTTTATTGTTGCCTTGTGAATACACTTCAATAAGATTAAATCTATCTACTGTTGATAATTTTAATCTTGATGTTAGAATATTTGTATCGGCTGTATAATTATTTATTAGCATATTCTTAACAACATTATTATCTTCTCGAATAATGTTAAGATCGCCGTTTTTATCAATTTTAAGCAACACTTGTAATTTTTTAGCATACTTATCTAAAAAATCAAAAATAGACTGCCCCTGCTCTGTTTTTATCGTTTCTTTTGCTTCTAAATTTAGAATACCAACTTTATTAATTACTTTTATTGAAAAACCGTTGTCTTTTAAAACAAGATTAACAAGCTTTTCAAAATTTCTTTGATTATAAGCTTTTTGTATAATGTCTGAATCAATTATGTCACCGCCAATATCTCGCCCTGATGCTGTTTTAGAATGTGAACTTGGCGAAACTTCTTTTTCTAGCTCTTCTATAAAGCCAGTTGCTATTAATATCTTATCAATAAAAACCTTTGCTTTTTGCCCCAGTTTAATATCGTTTATAAGTCTACCTTGTTTAGTCTCTTTTACTGTTGTTGTAAATGAAAAAGAAGAAGAGAAGTTTTCTATTGAAGAGTTAACGGCAATATCGGTAAAACCCTCATATCTAACTCCGTCGACTTCAAGATAAATATTATTACTAAACATTTGTTAAAATTTTTATATTGCCTTGTATTTGTGAGCTATCACTAAAATTATTTAACAATCTAATTGTCTCTTTTAAATCTAGTGAACCATACAATTTAAAAACAAGAGTATTTAAGCTAATTGGATTAATAACATTATAATCGGCAATATTCGGCAAGCTAATTGCTAGTTGTGAAAATATATTAGTCGCTTCAATTTTCATTTGTAATAATACATCTCGTAAATCTTTATCGACAGTATCTGGCAATTGATTAAAACCATTTTCTAAATCGGCAATAACTTGGTTTAATTCTTGTAAATTATTGTATTCTATATTAACCGAAGCATCGTAGGCAGTGGCTAACACGGCAACATTAACAAAATTATTTAACTGGTCTTGATTTGTTTTGATATCTTGTTGAGTTTGTGAATTGCCAACAATAGCTTGATCGCTTTCATTAAAGCCGAATAGTTTTTTAGTAGTATTAAATAAATCTGCTGAGTTTTTAAAAGCAACCCCTAAATTATCAAAAGAAGTTCGTAAGTTTGATGCTAAAACTGACGGAGCTTGCACTAGTTTATTAGCACTATTGACAATCTGGTTTAATGATGTTGTTAAATCGGCGAAGCTATCACCAGCACCTTGTATTTGTTTGGCAACATTATTTATTTTGTTTGCAGTTCTTTTTAATGTTTTAACTCCTGAATCAAATTTTGCCTTGGCATTTTTTACCGACTTCCAACCAGCATCAAAAGCCTTCTCATTTTTACCTAAAATATCTGATTTTAATTGTGCTAAAAAACCTTTGGTTGCAGTTATTTTAGTAGGTAAAACATTTTGAGAAGCAACTTCAAAATTTATTGTAAATTTAGTTATACCAAGTTCTTTAATACTCTCGGCAAATGTATAGCCTACAACAACAACTTCTAAATCGCCAAAAGAAGGGTGCACTAGTGTGCCAACTCCTGCTTTGTCTAATTCTTTAATTAAATCGTCTCTTTCACTATAACTTACATTATCATCGGTATAAACATTTAATGTAAATTTTTTTTCAAGACCGCCTAGATCCTCAACATATCTTTCGGTTTTGTTTGGGTATTCGTGAGTTTGTGTTTTTCTACCACCGCTACCACTTGATTCTTGATAAAAGAAAAAAGCATCTCTAAACTGCCCGTCTGGCAATCTTGCTGTGTTAAATATCGTCATTAGAACCCCGCAAAAACTGAATTGACACCAACTGGTAAGAAGTTGTTAGGGCGAGGAGTAAAACCTGCACTAGAACCTTGTGGCAAACCTTTTATATTGACATCTAATTGACCGCCTGCTGTCAATTGTTGTGGTTTATTAATTTGTTCTGGCTGGTTTATTTTTGGAGCAACCATTTCCGACAATTTATCAAGACCAATAAAATCTAAAACAATAGAAGTATCGGCTCTAAACTGATTAATCAATCCCATTACCATTTTTAATTTTTCTGCAACATAATCAAAAGCACTTGCAAATGTATTTACAAGAAAATCTTTAATTATTATCAAGTCGTCTTTTAATAAAAGGAAAGTAGCAATTAAACCAGCAACTGCAACACTTATTAAACCTATTGGACTTATAAGAAATAAAAGGGCAACGGCAAATCCTTTAACTGCAAAAACAAGAGAGGCAAAAATAATTACAAGTGGTGGAAGTATAGCAACTAATCCAGCAACAATTAAAATAAACTTTTGTGTTTGAGGGGTTAATTGCTGGAAGTATTGAATACCTTTAATTAAAACACCTAAAAATTGAGTTGCATATGGTAATATTGCAATTCCTAATTGAATAGACAAATCTTTATAGGCAGAGCCTGCAATTCTCATTTGGTTTGCAAAACCAGTTTGAGTTCGCAAAAAATCTCCGTGTGAGTTTGCAGTCATTTTTACAACATAACTATATCGTTGCAAGACTTTTTCTGCCTGAGTTAAATCGCTCATTTTTTTTGCTATACCTTGTATTTTTAAAAACTGATTAAGATTTTCTTCTGTCATAACAACACCAAGTCTTTTTAAGCTCTCCGTTTCACCAGTAAAAATACCAGCAAGGGCAGTTTGCACTTCGCTAATATTTAAGTTTTTAAATGATGCTAAATCACCAGCTAAGCCTACTAAACTTGTTGACAATGTAGATGCTTTTTCTTGTGAAAGTCCCATTGATGTTGACATATCGCCGAATAAAGCCGCCATATCAAGGGCAGTGCCTTTATCAATACCAAAGTTTTTACCTGCTAATAATGAAAATTCTTTCACAGTTTTTGAGGCTTCACCAAATGCAACATCTACCTTGTTTATTGATTCGCTATAATCCGATGCATCTTTTATAAATTTTGTAGCAAATAAACTTATTGGCAAAGTTGCTTTTAAAAACATATCTTTACCAAATTGCATACTTTTAGTGCTAATTTTATCCAATTTATCTTTTAATTTATCAAGAGAGCTAGCCATTGATTGTGCCACTCTTTTTGTTGTAGTTGATACAGCTTCTAGGTTTGCTTGTATTTTCTTTAATTGAGGGGTTATGTTATCAACTAAATCGTATATGTATGAAACTTTAAACATTTTTTTCTAGTTGTTTGTTAATTTTTTCGGCTTCTTTTTGAAGTCTTAATATTTTTGTTATTGGCTGTAATTCGAGCCATTCAAAACTAGCCGAGCCTTTATAAAAATATCCAAGATTACAAATTATTGATTCAATAGAAACCTTGTTGTGAGTAAAGCCCCCTATTTTAAGGTCTTCATCCACGAAACAATAAAAAAAACCTCTAAATATTTAGCCAATAGCTCCTCAAAATCTTCATCGCTAATTTTTTCAATATCAAGAGCAGTAAGAGGTTGTTTTATGTCTTCATCTTTAAAAGCAACATTCAATAGTAAGTTTGCAAACAATTTAAAATAGCTAACAATGTCAAAATTAGGGCTTGCATATAAAATAGCCTTAATAGCCTTGGCATCCAAACCATTTTCATTTTCTATTTGTTCGCTTGCTTGTTGTTTTGATAAAGATTGTGTCATGCCAAAAATAGCTTCTATAAACTTCTTTTTTAGCAACAAGGTTTTATCTTTGTCTTTATAAGATGGTGCCGATAAATAGATTTTATCTAAATCAATAAAAGAATTTTTATCACCATCTTTAAATTGAACTTTGATAGAATTTTGTAAATCAAAAATAATTTTATCTTTCATACTAAATTGCAGGATCGCCTTTAAACATATATTCAACAACTTCTAAATCTTCAATTTGCGGTAATTTTTCCATTACACAGCCTGAAAAATTTTGATTTCTAAACGAAATTGTGTTGTTGTCGCCATTGTTATAAAAACTTGTAAATAATTCGATATTTTCAGGGGTTGCTCTTACTGGCACACTGATAATGCTAATATTAGTCGAAACATCGCTAGTAATTAATTTTGAACCATTAACTTGACTAAAAACATTTCTTGTAATAGAGCCAGCTTCGATTTTAACTTTACCTTCGTAAGCTATTGGCTTACCGTTGATAACCAAATCGCCTTGTTTTAATATTGCCATAAATTTATTTATTCAAATGTTGGAGTAAAATTAACTATAAATTCTCTTACTTGGGTTACGATATTAGCAATTGATTCTGCTGTTATCTTGCCATCAATTAAGGTTATAACTACTGATTGATCTAATGCATCAACAAAAGCTTTTAATTCACTATCACCAGCTCTTAATAATACATAGTTATTATTATTAGTTTTATAACCTGATAATGCACCATAATATTTTTTCATAAGGTTAATAAAGCCTTCTTTATTTATCATAGCACGACCAGCTATCAATTCGCCAGTTGTTAATCGTCTTCCAATTAAATCAGCTTTTAAATTGTTAAATACATATTCTCTAATAATAGTTAATGTATCAAAATAATTGACATATTTAAAAGTTTTATCTACTTGACCTTGTGCATCTGTTTTATAAGTAGTCATTACTTCGTTAATAATGATGCTTGTATTAGAAGGGTTGTTTCTTAATAAAGTTAAACCACTATTTGCAAGCTCATCAGCTTCAGCATCGCTAAAATCATTGCCACTTTCAATAATAGGTAAATCATAAACTGGGGTTCCGGCATAAGGAACACCACCATAATAATTACCACCGACTGTTTCGCCATTAGTTGCGAAACTTGAAACATTCGCACCAACCGACAATCTTAATTCTCTAATACCAGCAAAAATTGATGCAATTACAAGGGGGTTTTCAATAATAGCTCCACCTTTTAATTTTGTTGCAGAGACTAGTTTGTTAGCAATACCACAAAGTGTTTTTTGGTTTAATCCATCTGCAAAAGTGTTTAGATTAGCATAAGTATCTAATTTACAAAATACACCAAGTCCGTCGAGAATTTTATTATCTAAATTAAATCTTGCTTCGGTAAATGTTGATAATGTAGAAGTGCCCCACTCGGCAGGATAAACAATAGTTGTAAATCTTTTATCTACAATCGGATCGAATAATGAAGTCAAGACAGGGTTTGTTGCACCACTTGACATTGCAGTTATTGTTGTAGTTATACCAGCAACAGAGCCATCAATAGCAAGAGAGATTGTATTACCTTGTGTGCCTTTATTTACGGCAGTTAATGCAACTGAACCAGTAGTATTAACAGCGGTTACAGGCGAATAAGTATTAGCAGTAATTGCAGTCTCTAATTTACCGCCAATTACGGTTGCAGTATCGCCAACAGCAACAGCAATTTCATATTTACCATTAATTTTTGAATCAATGTAAATAGTTAATGTGCCTACTGCGGTAGCAGTGCCTGAAAAAGCAATCGAGCCAGTTGCCGCAACACCAGAAGCATTATCGGTTAAACCAATTGCAGAAACTTTTGGTTTAATTTTAGAAACTGATAGAGCGTCAATTAAAGATCTACCAGCTTTTGCAATTTGTGATTTTGCACCGAATAAATCATTAAATTCTTTTTTGCTTAAAATACCTTCTTTAAGCTCACCGCTAGAAGCAGTGCCACTTATCATACAACCCACTAAAAGAATTGAGCGGTCGCCTGCATCTTTTGCGGTTAATGCTGATCTAATATTAGACGTTCCTTTTGGAAATGATTGTCCCATTATTTACCTTTTTTTTGAGTTGATATAACTTGATTAATAACCTCAATGCAGTTATCAATAGCAGAATCTTTTAATCTATTTCGCCAAAATAAATCTGTTGGCACTCCGTTTTCATCATTAATTTCAATGATGGCATCTTTTGGTAATTGACCTTGCGGAGTTCTTAAATTTTGGTTTAATTTTATTTGCATAACAAAATAATTTTTAATATAGTTATATTGTTTATTTTTGTTAATTTTTTGCAAGGCAATAAACTATGATTTTATCTAGTATTTAAATCATAATCTAAACCTTGCTCTATAAATACACCTTCGACCCTTTGTAATGGCACACCTAAATCATAATCGGTTGTATCGCCAACTTGAATAAAGCCTTGCACTACAAAATCAAATCTATGTGTATAAGTAGCGGTTATATAATCATCAGCTTCATCGCCTACATACTGACAAGGTTGCATCTCTTCATCAGTTAAATCACTTTCAAAAATATAATTAGCTAGTGCTTTTAATATTGGTTTTAAATAGGCTTTGGCATTATCGGCAATATCGCCACCAAGAATTGATGTTGTTGCTGGTATAACTATATAAATACTAAAACTTTGCTGTGCCGAGTTCCAGTAGTCTTCATTTGTTCTTTTTGCAGTCGATGAGTCACCCACGACAGTATCATTTCTATAAGCTTGGTTTTGCCCCATAACAACATAAAGCCAAGTTTGTAAAACTCCGCCCAATCCTGCTGTATAAAACTCTTGTATTCTTTGCGGTGTTGCAGAATGTGCTATTCTAGTTGCTGTGCTTACTTTTATTGTGCCTTGTGCTGGTGATTGCATTGCACCAGTTGTTGTATAGCTAAAAGAAGTATCTGTTAATTTAGTTATTTGTTTATAACCATTATAATTATCGTAATCATCAAGCAATAAAAAACCGCCATTGACATTAGAAGGGTTGCCACTTACTTTAAATGTAAAAATTAATTTACTTGGCACACTTACAAGCTCCCAAGTTCCATTAAATCCAACTGCTCCTGATATTTCAATGTTAATTGGCAAAATCTGTGGAGCGAATAAAGATGGATCGCTTAATTTGTGATCTGTCAATGCTGTTGCTGTGGCAATACCATTGGAAAAAGTTATTGTGCTTAATGCAATAGGTTCTTTTGCACCTTTTATAGTTACATAATCACCAGTTAGTAAATTGTGATTAGTTGCCGTCGTGCAAGTTATTATCGAACCTGCCCTTGTTAATGATGAGGCATTAATAATACTTGAAAAATCATTTGTATATTTTGGCAAAATATCTTTTAGCCTATTAACAACTTGAATACCTTTCATTTTTTACCCCCTAACACTTGTTTTAATCTGATATCAATATTTCTTTTAATTTTATCTTTATTTTTCATAACAGTTTTTTTAAATGGTTCTCTTGCTTCCATTTTTGATGTTCCCTCTTCTAAAAATTTAGCATACTCTGGTGCATTTTCATTTGCTCCAAACTCTAATTCTCTATTGCCTCGAACAGCAAAATCAACTGACTTTCTAAATTTACCAGTTATTACCGCTGGTGTTTCGCTTGGTGCCGAGGCTGTGTGTAGTTTAGGTTTTTTTAATTTACTGCCACCAATTCCTTTATATACTTTATAACCTCTACCACTTTTTGCTTGTTTCATATCTTTATTTAGATCTGCAACCAATTCTTTACCAGATGTATAAAAGCCTTGGCGAATTGCTTTTGTTAATTCTACTGGCAATTCGTAAAGAAATTTTAATGTTTTTTGATTTTGTGAACCTTCTTTTACTTTTATCATCTTTTATTAGCATTGATTGTTTTATCGCCTTTTTCAATACTTCTTAATCTAATAATTTTATCGTCAATATCAATATTATCGGTATTTACAATTTTATAATAAATATTTTGATACTCAATCCATAATTGCTTATCTAATGGTATTGATGAGTTGTAGCGAACATAAAAATCAGTGTTAATCCCTTTTTCAATATTAACTCCATCTATAAACTCTTTTGCTGTGTTTGTTTTTACCATCGCCCAAACTGTTGCTATTGTTGTAAAGCCAACTGTTGCCGAACTATTAGGGGCATTGTTTGGAATAATTGCAGTAGTTAGAATTTTAATTCTTTTATCAAAATCACTAGTGCAAATCTTTTTTACATTTTTCTTTATTGATTGGCATTTCATAAAAAGAATTTTTGTGGTATAATGTAAGGGTAAAATAAAGACTTAAAAAGAGAGTTGTTTTCAATTACACAATCACCTGAGTTTTCGTAAAGATAAGCACAAACACTTAAACAAGCTTGCTTGATAGCTTCTGGTCTGTTAGGGTAATCGGCTTTAAATGTAATTATAACAGCTTGTTTTCGTTCGTAAGTATCTGGGAATTGTTTATCTTTTTTTATGTAAATTGATGAGTAGTATTGATCGTCGGTAAAGTAATAATCACTAGAACTTAATGTTTGTAGTGTGTTATTTATATCGTAATATTGTATTGATGTGATTGATTTTAGTTTGCTTTTTTTTACTTCTATACCATTGTAAAATGGAAAATTATCAAGATACAACTTAAATTCTTTTTCTACAAATTCTCTGCCAGTTATATTCTCGCCAATTTGTCTTGATACTTTTATAAACGGTGTTAAAATATTATCAAAATCACTGCCATCAATTCGCAAAAATGTTTTGATTTCGGCAAGTGTCAAAACCTCGGTTGTGGCATCTGTTAATAATACTATGGATTGCATATGATTTGTATTTTTCTTTCGCCAGCTTCGACAGAGCTTGAAACTAAACGAATAAAATTGAAAGGGTTGTCGTAATTACTTTCAATTTCAATAAATTTGTTAGGGGTTACTTTAATCTCTTTTGCAGTGCCTGAAACTGAACCGTATAATTGATAAAAATTAACTCCATCAATAGAGCCTTCAATAGTTAATTTAATTCCAGTAAAGGCACTAGGCATTAATACACCAGCTAAATGAGATCCGCCAAGTTCGTAAGCAGTGGAGGTGGTGCCACCGTTTGCTATTGTTAATTCTACAAATTCTCTTGTGGTTTGAAACTTACTCGGCATTTTTTACTTTTTTTGTTTTAAATTGTTTATTTTCTAAATTATCAATAGCTTGATTTTCTAAATCGTCAATTGCTTTTTCGCCCCAGCCTTCGGCTAAAAATACTTCGGCTAAATCGTTGTAAATATCATAAACTTCGCCTTCTATATACTCAAAACATTGAGTGCCAGTTTCATTTTTTGAAGCTACTGTGGTTTTTAAAACTTTAATTTCCATAATAAACAATTTAATTTATAAAAAGAGGGGGCTTAAAAACCCCCTCTAATTAGTTATGCAACGGGTGCAGTTTTAGGGTGTCCAAGAATAACAGAAACACCAGCAGTTAAGCCAGTGGTCACTCCTGTCGAAACAATAGATGGTCTTATGTATCTTTTTGTTCCATTATAACCAAATCTTGCACGAGAGTGAGCAGTTGAAAGAGCGGCATCAGCCTCTAATCCAATTAAGTCCTCATCGGCAACAGATCCACTATAAGTGCCCGAAACATCAGACTCTTGTAAAAGTATGGTTACAGTTCCGTCGGTTCTTGCACCAGTCATATTTTCAAGTGTTGTTGATTCGAAACCCCAAGTGTCAACTTCATTACCAACAATAGTAGTGTTTGTTGTAATTGATTGAATATTAAGACCATTTACAATCTTAATATTATTTTTTAAATCTCTACTAGCCATATATATTTTCTCCTTTTTAAATTAATTATGCAGAAATTTTTAGTTTTCTTAAACCTTCGGTTAAAACAACTTTACCACCAGTTCTTTTATAAACGATAAATCGTCTTTTACCACTAATTGCCTGAGTGTATGGATCTTCGATTAATTCAAAGTTAACATTATCAACAATAGTGTAGCATTTACGAAAATCGCCAAGAATAATTGGGAAAGTGCCTGCGGCTACATTCGGCATATCATTAGCTAAAACATAAGGTAAGCCAGCAACAGTGTTCGGCATATCTTTACTACCAATACTAGGAACAAATAAATATTGACCATAACTATCTTTTAATGTTCTAATATTGCCGTGTAAAGTTTGTCTATTAAACATCCAAGTTAAATTATAACCTACTGGTATTTGACCTTGAATAGTATAAAGAGAATCACCAGTTAAAGCTGATGCACTTCCTGAGTTAGTTTCACCAATTCCAGAAGCAGACATTAAACCTTGTGGCTTAGCAACTCCGTTTCCATTAACAAAAGCCGCACCTTCTAATCTAGCCATATCTTCGGCAATATCAGAAGTAATTTCACTTCTCATATTAAATACAGAATCATTAAGAAGCTCATAAGAAATGTCGGTGTAGACCATCATTTTTTCGGCTTTAATAGTTTCTTGACCGTAAGTTGAGTTTGATTGACTTGCAGTTTGCAATTCACCTATCCAACCACCAGCGGCTAAACCAGTTCTTGATGGAATTTGAATCTCTTTACGAGTAGTGCTAACAACTCTTGCAACAGAACGAACAGGCGAAACTTCGGTAATTTTTTTAATAATTTCGTTTGAATATTCAGCAGGAGACAAATAACCACCAAGAGTATCATCCGATTGACGAAGCAATTTAATCTCAGGGTTGATTGCCATTTTAACAGCACCTTTAACTAAAAGATCTTCAAAAGTTTTTAGCTCTTGTGTTTTGGCTTGTTTTTCTTCACCACCTAGACCTCTTTTAAGATCAGCTTCAAGTGAATTGTATTGCTTTTCTAACTCTTCAATTCTGTTAGCTTTTTCTTGCAGTTCTTTAAATTTAGCTTGATTTTTTGCTTCTTGCGCATCAAGTAAAGAGTTGATTTTGGCTTCTTGCTCAGGAGATAATCTTCTAGTTTCATCTCTTAATGCATTTAAGGCCTCTATGTGTTTTTGTTCAAAATCTGACATATTGTTTATTTTTTTAAATTATTTATAAAATTGTTTAAATCTGTAATGATTTTTTGTTTTGTTGTATCAGCATCTCGCTGATTATCTTGGCCAGCATCTCGCTGGCTTGTGAATTCTTTTACTTTGCTTATTAATGTTTTAGCTTCTTTGTTTGAGAAGCCATTATCTGTCAAAGTTTGTTCTATATCCCTTAATGTTTCAAACGACTTGAAACCAGTTACCTTCGCTTGTGGGTTCATTGCTTTATTTACTAGTGATATTTCAAACAAATTGATTTTTTTCAATAATCTAATTCCGTCTTTTTTCATCTCATAATCTTCGACAAAGTATCCGATAGACATCTCTTGAATTGATCCAAGTTTTATTTGTGCGATCAAAGAATGCATTCTAGGATCTACTTTTGGTAAATTAGCTTTAACAAATAAACCTTTATCGTCTTCATACAATTGAAATGATTTGCCAAGTGGCAACTCATCCATTTTATGAGCCCACAAAATAGGCACTTGCGAATTTTTAGTTAGTGAATCAGTAAAAGCACCACGAACCACGACATCGTCGCCATAATCTACATTATTAAAAGTTGATGCATAACCCTCAAAAACAAAATACTCACTTTCTTCGGTGATTGCTTTTATTTCAAGTGGAAATGATTTTATTTCTTTTTCTATTTTCACAATTAAAAAATGTTAATTTGTATTGACAATAATTTGTATATCTTTAAATTTATATTGTTTTATATTTAAAAATCATTATAAAAAACTATGAATATTAACATTAATATTAAATTTAACGGCTCTTATTTATTTTTTAGATGGGTTTTGCAACACTATAAAAAGCAATTACCTTATAACGGCGAGATTAAGCAGTTTGCGATTGAAAACAATTACTGCCCTAAGATATGCGACCAGTGGAGGAATTATGGAGTTGGTTATAGAGTTTGGAATTTACTATATAAAGACTTGATTATTAGTTTTTTGATGGGTAAAATAGATAATCCAAATATTTATGAGCTTGAAAAAAAATTTTTAGGCTTAAAACAAAAAAAATAATTTACTTATCTTTGTATCTTTCCCAAATATTAGTAGACCAAGTCCTGCCTGCATCACCTCCCCATAAATCCCAAGCAATTCGCCAAGTTGTAGGTTCGCCATCCCTAAACTCATAATGAGTTGAACGATAATTACCGTGCCTAGAAAAAAAAGAATACATTCTTTTAACTGTCGATAGTGTTAAATTCTCTCTATTTTTTAATTGATTAGCTCTTTTAACTCCAACAGCTGTTCCACCCCTGCCATATTTTCGCCTCCATTCTAAGGCTCTTGCTCCTGCTGTTGCCATCGCTTCGGTAGGCTTGAAAGTTTCGGTTGCTTTTGCTTCAAACGATTTTTTACCAAACTTATTAGAATAATCTGCGATACAACGACAGCCAATTGACTCCTCGGCTGGCAAGTTAGGATCTCTTGGGAATTTTGCACTACTTCCGCCAACTAAAAAATTATCATTAACATTGACCTGTTGAAAATCGGCTTGTGCATGTGTTATTCTAGTTCTTTTATCAAGCAAAGCGACCCAAGTTTTAAGCACTTCAATTGGCTTGCCGTCAATTTCTAATTGTGTATCGTCTATAAGCTCGCCCTCTTCTTGCCTAGTCCAGCTTTCGGTTAAACCAACAACTTGTGAGGCGATTAATTGAGTTCTTGCTTCGCTTTTATCAAGTAAGTTTATTTTAATATTTCTAGCAATAATAATCCACTCAGGCAAAGCTTTTTGGTTGTTAAACTTAATCTCTTCTTGTGATATAGCTAACAATATTTCTTTTGTATTTGTTTCGGTTATATATTTTGCTTGTCTTTCACTTTCATTGGCAATAAAAAATGTAGCAGACTCTTGAAACTGTGTATTGACTTCTTTTAATTTTTCTTTTGCTTTTGGATCTGTAATGTCTTTTGTTTCAAAATCAATGCCAAAGTTTAAGCCTTTTTGTTGCAAGTCTTCTCGCAAGGCAAAGCCAAACTCTTTTACTGTTTTTCGCATTATATCTCTAATCTCTTTTAAAAACTCTGGGTAATAATTATTTGCCAACTCACTAGAATTTATATTGCCATTTTTACGATAGATATTTTCAGCATCATTTGCCATATGTTTAAATATAGCCTTGATTTTAGGTATAGAATTGGCTTCTAACTTTCTTTTGCGAACATCAATTTCCATAATATTCTTTTGCTTTTAATTCTATATACTCATCACTATAAAATCTTCCACCATCTTGTTTTTGTTGAGATTTCATTATTCTTATAAACTCGCTTTTTGCCATAGGCTCATCTCTATTATCTTCAGTGTTTATGTCTTCGCCTACTGGCACTAGATTAGCTGGCTTATATATAGTATCACCACCTTTTATTGCTTCATAGCCAATCATTGCTCTAATTTCATTATCACTTAATACACCAGTTTGGCTGGCTATTTTTGCATTCTCGAATTTTCTTGTTTCAAGAGCCTCAATTGCCGATTCATCAAAAGAATATTCTAACTCTTCCGTGCCTGCATATCTTGTAAGTAATTTTGCAGATAAAAATTTTAATAATCTTTTAAGGACTGGTATTACAGCATTATCATAATAAGCATATTTAGAAGCATCCATATTAGAAAATGTCATATTATTCGAGTTAACCATTGGCAACGGTATTTTTAGAGCATTGTAGATTGATTCCGTCACTGATTTTTTGAGTTGTGGGAAGTCCATATCTTTTATTGATAGTGATAATTGTTTCCAGTCAAAATCACCGCCTAAAAAGACCATTTCACCAGCATTTTGTGAGCCAGCTAGTTTTTGTTTCATTAAATCTTTTATTTTATCGATTTGTTCAGGCTGTAATTCATTTGTGCCCTTGTGAGTTAACATCCCACTTGGTCTTGCACCATTTTTAAGTAAAGAATAATTGTGTATTGATGCAGTAACGAACTGTGCGATTTCTAATTGACAGCCAATAAAGGCACTACAACCTACTAGATTGGTTGATGAGAATTTAGGGTTGAAACTTCGCAAGTGTATCAATTCATTTTGCCTTGCATCAATAAATCTTTTTTTTGCATCTCTTTTATATATTGTCGAATTAATAGCAGTTGACACTGTATATTCTCCCATATATCCATCAGAGCCAGCCAAAATTGTTATGTCTGTTGGCTTGATAGTATTTATTTCTATTGGCAGTGTTTCACCTATTATATTTATGTATGCATTTCCAGTTAATAAATAATAACTTGCAATCTCTTTAATAAATAATTGGGGGTCAGTAAAGGGGTTAGGGTTTTTAAGAATATCGAGGGCTTTATGTTTGTAAATAAAGTCGCCAGTTTTTTTATTCTTTAAAACAATATCAATTGAGCTTATCGAATCACTTATTAGATTAGTTGCGGTAAATACAGGGCAAGCATCATAAAAATAATTAATAAAGGCACTAGCACTATTATTGGAACTATATTCTTGATTAAGAAAGTTAAATGCAAACCAGTCTTGCATTCGATAGCTTTTTTTCTCTTGTTTTTTTTTAAAGAATAACATTTTGATAAAATATTTTTTTAAATAAAAATTAGTTTTTTTTTATAAAAAGTCATTAAAAAAAACTATGATTAAAAGGCATAAAACTCTTTTTTAACAAATAATGCAATTTTACAAGCATCAATTAAAGTGTCAACAAAATCATCGTGTGCAGATTGATTAAATGATAACAACTCCTCAACAATATCGTTAAAATTTTCTATGCAATTATTTAAAATAACATTAGGATCGCTAGAATTTAAGCAAGGTATTATATTATTAGCTCGCATAACTTTATCACCATCTCTTGGCAGTGTTTGTTTAATCATTGCCTCGCTAGGCACTGGCAAACCATCCTTTCTATATTGTTGCAATAAGTAAGTTCCGTGTGCTTTATCTTCAATCCATATATAACGGAAGCCATATTGTATTTTTGGCATAATCCAAGGTCTTATCCAACTATCAATCTCTACCGAATTTATTTTTTTTCTTTTAACATCTATTAGATACAATTTTTTATTTAGAACTCCCCAGTAGCTAAAACAAGTAAAATCATTATGTTGTTTGTCTTTATAAGCCAAGTCGGCAGTTATAAAAGTGTAATCATATTTAGATGGCAAGTTATTGGTAAATATGAAACAATCTCTTTTAAATAGGGCACCGCTTGACAAAATAGGGCTTTGTTGGTATTGTGATAAAAACATAAACTCATTTTTTTGCAACTCTTGTAGGCGGTCTTGTGTATATTGCGAAGGTAATTGACACACTCCATCGACTACAAGTGGCATTTTAAGTAGCTCGAATTTATATTTATCTAATAAAAAGCCTGACATGTCTTCAAGATGCAATCTTTGTTGTATGTTGATAATAGGCACTTCGCTATCATTAAGCCTACTTAATAAAGTCTCTTCGAAGTATATTTTAACCTTGTTTCTGCGAACTTGTGAGTAAATGTCGGAGGGCTTATTTCCGTCATCTAGTATTAGGCCGCCCGAAAACTCTTTTGCTCCTCGAATGCCACAATTATGAACTAATACTTGACTATTATTTATAAAAAAGTTATTATAGTCTTTTATGGTTAAACAATAACTTGATTCAAAATGATTACTATTGATAATATCGACTATTTTCCTATTCCCTCTTTTAAAGAATACTTTATTAGTAAGTGTGGTAAAGTTTTTACTAATATTAAAAAGAGACTGCTTAAACCTTGCCTTGACAAAAAAGGATATTACTACATTAGCCTTAAATGTATAAAAACTAATAAATCTGTAAAACATAGAATTCACAGGCTGGTTTGTTTGACTTTTATTGGCAAGCCTAATGGATTGGTAGTAAGGCATCTTAACGGGAATTCTAAAGACAATAGATTGGAAAATCTTGCTTATGGAACTCAATCCGATAACGAACAAGATAGCATAAAACACGGCACTCATTATAGAAACACTAAATTTACAATTGAGCAAGTAAGACAAATAGCAAGTGACAAAAGACCATATAAAGAGATAGCAAAAGAGTTTGGAACTGCGAGAAATTATGTTTCTGATATTAAATCTGGCATTTTTTGGGGTAGAGAGACCGAAGGTATTAGGTATCGAAGAGGTAGAGTTGGGGCAAATCCTCTTCAAGAAAGATTCACCAAGGAACAAATTCAATTTATTATTGATAAAAATAATTCTAGAAAAACAATTTTTGAAAAATACGGAATAACAATTCACATTATTAAAAGCATTAGAAAAAAGTTTAAAACCAATTTTTAAATCTTTTGCCTCTATTTCTTTTCCATTTTCTAGATAAAAAATATGGTCTGGAGTTGCATTAATAATCTCATCATTATCTAACTTTATTTTTAAAAATGGCGAAATTTCGTTTTTTACAAATCTTTCAATCTCTTTAAGCTCTCTTTTTTGTTTTTTAAAGTTATATGCCCAAACTTTAATTTTTAGCTTATTTTCTACAATATAGCCTAATTTTAAATAACCATTTTCTGTTAAAATTAAAGTATCATAATCAAAACAACCAAAACCTGTAATCTGACCACCAATAGATGAAAACAATACAACTCCACCATCGGCAGTAGTTATTTTTCTACTAGAAAAAGTAGGCTTGCCAGTCTCTTCTTGTATATAAGATTGCCAAAACTCATCAATAGGCTGAACCTCTTGTGCCTCTTCTTTTATGCCATTATTATACATAGCTAAATAAACTGGGTTTGTTAAAATATTAGCTAAATCTCTTGATATATCGTTTAGTAATGCTTGCGAATAACTAGTATAAATAAAGTTAGCCTTGGGGTTTGTGGCCAGTGTATAAGCTATAAAATATCTAGCAACTGTTGTTTTAGCCGATCTAGGGCATATATTGATATTCAATCTTTTATGCTTTAAATCATAGACATCTTGGAAGGCTTGCAATAATTTAGGGTGCAATGGTTCTTTTATAAACTTTCTGCCTTCAATCAATCGAAACATATATAAAAACCAAGTTTCAAAACCTTTCTTATGAAGTAGCTGTCCAAAGTATTGAGGGTTTTTAATCTGCATCTTCTATAATTTTATTTATATGCTGTTCGTATGCTTCTTTCTCTTCTTTTTCAATATAAACCACTTTTGATTGTATCTGCCCTGAGTGTTCGGTTTCGGTCTTTAAACTAAACTCATCTTTTGCCTTTCTTTCTGCATACCATTTAGCGGTTGAAACATCGCCTTCATCTAATGCTTTATTGATTACAAGGATTGATTTAATTAGCGGTTTTTTTTGTAATGTTTTGCAATGGTCTAAAAAGCCTTCCGTTGCATCACAATAGTTATAATAAGTCTGTTTTGATATATCAGCCCAAATGCAAGCATTATCAATGCTAAATCCCTTTGCAAAGCCCTCTTCTAATTTTGCAATAACATCAGGCGTCATTGATGATGGTCTTCCAGCTTTTATTTTTTCTTTTCTTATAATAACTTTAGCAGGTTTTTTTTTAACTTTTTCAAGTTTTTGTTTGTTAATAATATTTTTACATTTGATAATAAAGGCAGGTTTTCTTTTGCCTTGGTTGATATAAGTGCCTCTAGATATACCAACAACTTTACAAGCTTCGGTAATTGTCTTTCCCTCTTCTAGTGCATTATAAAAGATTTGCTCTTTTTCCTCTGTCAAAGCTATTAAGTGTTTATTAATTTCTTTCTTAACTATTTTTCTTTTTGGCATATTATTTTAAGTTTTTTTTAAATTAAATTAATCTTTTTTTTTTATTTGTCAAGAGTTTTTTAAAATATTCTATTTTTTAGCTTAAAAAAATGCTACCCCCTCCGCCGAGCGGATCCCTTATTTTATTGAGTTTTTGCCATTTTGCACTTTTTTAAAAAAAAGTTAAAAAAATATCACTTTTTTTTAAAAAACTTGTTGACAATTATTTCGTTTTACTTTAAAATTATCTTAACAAAATAATTTTATTTTGTTAATTTTAACTTATTAAAAAACTATATGAAAAATAAAACAACTAAAACACTTTTTACTAAAGAATTTCTTGATAACCTTGAATTTTTAATAGAAAATCAAAATGTTGTAGAAGAGTATGAAGAAAATCTTACATATCACGGACTTGGCGGTTTAGATCCAGATGGATACTGGACATATAGCCAAGAATTAAGAGATTTAGCCGAAAAATTTGAGGATCTTTTTGAAGAGGTAAAACAACAAATTAATGATTATTATAATACTGATTTTACAGAGTTATTTGATTTTTTTGAAGAGAATAGAAATACTAATTATTGCGATCTAGAAGCAAAATTAATCGAATGTTTAGAATGTTATATGTCATAGATTAACCCCCACCTCACCACGAAACAAACCCATTTAACAACTAACAAGCAAAAAATTATATGAAAAACTTATTAGATACTATCAAAGAAAATAATCAAGATTTTGAGTTTTACCCAACTACTCAAAAAATGGTAAATATAATCGCTAACAATATAGGCAAAAGATTATTGACAGAGGGGCGGTTTTTAGATATAGGGGCAGGCAATGGTAATTTTTTTAATAAATTAGCTAATTGTGTTGATACTAGCCATTTAGATAAATTTGCAATTGAAAAAAGCCAAATTTTAATTAACCAAATGCCCAGTGATATTGCAATCATAGGGGCAGATTTTCATCAGCAAACATTGATTGACAAAAATTTTGATTGTATATTTTGCAACCCACCATATAGCGAGTTTAAAACTTGGATGCAAAAAATTATAACCGAAACAAATTGTAACAATGTTATAATGATAGTGCCCGATAGATGGCAAAAAGACGATGATTTATTAAAATTAATTAAAAAAAGGGATTTTGATTTTCAAATTATCGGCAACGAGAGCTTTTTGGATGCAGAAAGATCGGCAAGAGCTAATGTTGACATTATTTATTTTTCTAGATACAAAATTGAAAAAGAAAAATATTATAGAGATAACGGAAGAGGTAGAGCAATTGAGCGATCTTTTGTTGATTTTTTTAATGAAAACTTCGCCGACTTATCGCAACCAGCAAAAGAGCCCGAAGAGTTAAAAGACCAAGTTAAAAATGAACTTGTAGCTGGGAATAATCTAATTGAAAAAATGGTCACCTTGTATAACATAGAATTTAACAATTTATTAGATAGCTTTAAAAGTTTATCAAAAATTGATGATGCAAGCCTAAAAAATATTGGCATTAATAAAACTCAATTAATGATATCTTTACATGAGCAAATTGATAAATTAAAAAATAAATATTGGCTTCATTTAATACATAATTTAAAAGAATTAAAAACTAGATTGATATTTAGTTTTAAAGAAAAATTATTAAAATCTATTACTCACACTATCGGCAATATAGATTTTAACGAAAATAATTGTTATGCTGTTTTAATATGGATTATTAAAAATGCTAATCAATCATTTAACGAGCAATTATTATTTATGTTTGATTTATGCATTGAGCCTCATAATGTCAAAAAATACAAGTCTAATAAAATGGTTTTTGATACCGAAGAGAGAAACTGGGGATCAAAAGAATTAAAATTTAAAAATAAAAAAGATGTTAATAAAATTATTTTGGATTATAGAATTATAACCGAAGAGGGATCTTATAATGTGGGATCGAGATATTATAGTTATAATAATGTTACTAATGATATCATTAATTGCTGGGAGGTTATATGCTATAATTTACTAGGTCATAAAAATTTTGGTGATATTAAATTCTTTAAAAATAGAAATGTGCATTTAAAATTTAATGTTGAATTTTCAAAAGCTTTCAACATACAAGCTAGCTTATTAAAGGGCTGGATTAAAGATAAAAAAGAAGCGATGCAGGAGTTCGACAATGTAAAAGAAAGCGATTTAAATTTTAATTATTTTCATTTTTCTAATAATAAACAAATTTTATTAGATTAATAATCTCCACCACCACAAAAAAACCCAAACTTTTTTAAAAAAACTTTAAAAAAACACTATTATAACAATAAATAAATATGCATATTTTAGTAAAAATGTATTTTGGTAGCCATTTATATGGCACTAATACAGAAAATTCCGATTTAGATATTAAAGGAGTTTATTTGCCATCAATACAAGATTGTGTTTTAAATAAAATAAAAAAAAGCATTGCAAATAATACAAAAATTGGTAATGGCAAAAACTCAAAAGAAGATGTTGATTGCGAATTTTATTCTTTACAATATTTTTTATTAGAATTAGGTAAGAATGGCGATACAACTTTTCTTGACATGATACATGCTCCTAAAAAATCAATAATTGAAACAAGTTTAGAATGGGAAAATTTGCAAGCAAATAGATCAAAATTTTATACTAAAAATTTAAAAGCTTATATTGGCTATTGCAGAAGTCAAGCATCTAAATACGGCATTAAAGGGTCAAAATTAAATGAAGCTAAAAAAATATTAGATATTTTTAACAAACATAATGAAAGCGAAAAATTAGCTAATTTTTGGGAAGAATTGCCAAACAGTGAGTATTCTAAAAAATATAATATAGATAATTGCCAAGAAAAAGATAAACGAACTTTTGATTTTTGTGGTAAAAAATTAATGGCTAATACAAATGTATTTTTTGCAAAACAAACTATACAAAAATTTTATGATTGTTATGGCGAAAGGGCAAAAATGGCACAAGATAATGAGGGCATTGATTGGAAAGCTATTTCACATGCTTTTAGGGTTGGCTATCAATTGCAAGAGATTTACACAACAGGAGATTTACAATTCCCTTTAAAAAATAAAGAATTTTTAATTAAAATAAAAACAGGAAATTTTCATTATGTTAAAGATGATATCGCAACAAAATTAGAAGATTTAATTGATAATATTGAAAATTTAGCAAATAAAAGCAATTTTCAAGAACAAGTTGATTTAACTTATGCAAATAATTTTATTTGCAATTTATATAAATAAATATGCAAACAAACAAAACAACAATAATAAAAATTATTATTAATACAGAAAAATACTTAACTTCACTTGCAAAAGACTTTACTTCACTTGCTATATTAGGTTTTTTCTTTTGGTTTAATTATAAATTTATTGGCGGTAGCTATTTTGTAAATTTTTTAATTTTATTGTATATTTTAATGGGAATTGTTAATTTAAAAATAACCAAAAGCGATAAAAATTCGTCAGTATATTTTAATGTTTCGCAAGATAAAATTGATAGAATCGAAAGCATTTTAAATGAAGATCAACATCCGCACAAATAAAAATATGACTAACATTATTTTAAAATAATTAAAAAAACTTTAAAAAAACACTTGACAACTATTTTTATCTTGTTAAAATATATATAACAAAATTAAAAAGCGTTTTTGATTTTGATTTAACTTAAATAAAAAACATATATGAAACAATCTCCCTCACAAAAAAGACTAGAAACCTTAAAAGTATTTTCTGCCTATTGTTGCGAAACTTATAAAAATAAACTTAAAAGCAATAGTAAGCTATTGCAACAAGTTTATAATATTATTGCTAAAATGAACGGCGAGGGTTATATGAATTTATTTTATGGCAACACTAGAAACAACGGAATTTATATAAAAGCATTGCAAGATTTTTG